AGGTTTATTATTGGGCTGCAGAAGGCGAATAACCTTTTGGGTATTATAAGTAGCCTGAATAAAGGCTACTACTACTCTTGCCAATTGATTTAATCCTTCTTCAATATCATCTCTTTTACTCTTAATTCTTCTCTGTCCATATTCATCAAGGGCAATAGTACCTTTAAATGTCTGCGGCATATTTGAAGGATCGCCTTGCATAAGCGAATAAATACCTAAAATTCTTTCTATATCAGCCTTAGCATCAGATTCATTCTTATATAATTCATTTGGCAGTGGTACCGGCCCTGCTACAATAGGTTGTCCAAGTTCTGGATCGTATTCTATGACTGCAGTACCTGCCCGTCCCCATTCTTCCTCTAAATTCTTTCTATTCATAGACCCACGTGGTATTAATAGCTTCACGTTGGTAGACGAAGAAGCATGCGCTACTATTAAAGACCTGATCTTATTAATATACTCTTGCAACCCTTTAACCATTCTTACGTCTGATAAGGGATATGGGTTACGATTATGATTATTCATAAACGCAACAATTGGATAATCTTCCAATGGCAGCATATTTTCAAATAATAATGTTCCACCTATAGATACAATCTGGTAAATACGGGTAATACCTATCTGGTTAGATATAATATCACCTCTTTCAATCAGTTCACCATAAGTAATAGGTTGTAGCATTGTAGTTGTATCAGGTAAAGCAGCGGCTGTTTCCTCTCCCTGCATCATCATCTGTTCGCCGGTAACAGGATTCATCATTAAATGGAATATATTTCCAAATTCTTCTCGAATCTCTTGATACTGCTGCACCTCAAGATCGTCAGTAATGATCCTATCTGTATTTTTATTTGATATAACGAAGGCTGGTTTTTTAGAATATTCCTGAAATTCCACTTCGGTCATGATCTTTTCATTATTTGTGTTAGGATCATAGGCACGATAGTGGGGAACCATTATTTTTGAAAGCCTTTCAATAACTTCAAGCTGCCGGTCGTGCTTAGTGCCCATACGTGAAGATTCAATATCGCCTTTAGAGACCATTTGATCTTCAAGACCATATCTTACGCTATCATCAGAAGGAGCAACTTTAGATTCGTTTGCTTCTCTAATAACAGCTTCCAGTTCTGGATACATAGCAATAAGCTGTGATTCTGAATGGAGTTTGGAAATAATAATATTAGATGCGTCTTTCATAAATGCATCTGTGCTGGAGGGGTCTATATATACATTCAAGGGATCAATGGCCTTGATGAAAAGCTCTCCTTTGCCATAGTCTGCATTCGGGTCATGATAGACCATCATACATCCAATGCCCTTAACATAATAATCATCAATTGCTTCCTTCAATTCAGTATTTCCTGAAGAATTATCCCATACCCATGACATTAGATCAGAAAAGATAGTGCCAGTACGTACATCGCTATTCTCACGTCCAGTAGACTGAAAACGAGGAGCATTTGCCGTAAGGAGAGCCTTTGCCTGTTCAACGGCAGGATATATGACATTTACCACTAAGGGCTCCTGTGCTCTGCGTGTAAGCGTATCGACCTGATCTTTTGTCCATTGCATTCCATTACGGAATTCATTGTCTTCTATTGCTTGTCTCGCCCACTTAGAACGAACAGAAGCATAATCTCTTAGAAGTTCTTCAGAAATCTGAACTTCTGGGTTTTTTTCAGCCATTTTCCCTTGAAGTTAAAGTTAACGATAACTGCATATAAGACGCATCAGTTAAAGAAAAGTTTCATGATGTTAGCCAATCATGTGCTTTTTTTCTATAAGATTTTTGAGAGTGACGTGTTTTTACTTGTTCAACACCATGATTTGGTATGTAATTACCCTTGGTAGCATAGTATAAACCGTCTAATAGATCATCATGCTTACCTCTTGGAAACATCAATAGCTCATCTTTTAAAGAATCCATGTCTTTTTTTAAATAAATTTTCTTCTGTGCGAACCAAGGCTGCATAGTTTCAAGCCTTGATGACTTGGAAGCCCTTGGCGTTTCCTTTATTTCCAAACCGGGGATGAATAATCCCTCCTCATCTGCCTTGACTCTTAAGTAGTCTCTAAGCATTTCTTGATATCCTATAGATTCAATACGGGTTTTCACCGGTTTGTACCTTTTAAAGTAAGAAATAATATCATCTGCCAGTTTCATGGGGGTGGCTCGCTTCTGATAATAGGGTAGAACGTACTTATTGTTCTTAGAATCAACTGCCACTGCTACAATTGTAGAATAGTCGGCATGTTTTCTTACTGAAGATGCTGGATCAACGCCCATAAATACGTTTACCGGTATCCAGTTACCTGATCCAAGCTCCATATAGGCTTCTCCATCGACAAATTTTAAGTCTCCATCATAATATTGTAGATATTTCTCTTTAAATAGCTGATCCTCATCTCCAATTATCTCACATTGGTACTCACGATAGAAAGAAGACACCCTTCCTATGGAATCTAGGGATTCTTTCTCTGCTTTTAATTTATCTGCAGGCCACATCTCAGGCCAGAGAGCAGTATCGTCATCTTGGAGGGCTTTATACCTTAATGCATTCCAATCATACATCTGCTGAAGCATCTCTACCATGCAGCGTTGGTGCTGCGGAGTTCCAATAACTGCAATTCTTCCCTTTTTAGCATCAAGTCCCGGTATCAAAGCCTGCAAAAGCCATCTTAAATTAAATTCCATGGCTTCTGAGGTCTTAGTATTGTTCATATCTTCAGGATCATCCAGTATTACCAGCGTAGGACGCTGATTCCCGTGTTTTAATCCAACTACCTGCTGTCCTGTACCCCTGCACATAATCATTGTATCGTCTTTTAGTACAATTTCAGTCCTTGTCCACTGTCTTGAAGAGTGTTGTCCCCAGTATCCGTATACAGACCGAAGCTCCATGCTGTATTCAAGAGCATTCTTGATCGTCTGGAGTAGACGAACAGCATGGCCTTCAGTCTTTGAGGAGAGGACGATAAACTTTTGCCCCACATCAGTAAATATATGCCAGAGTGGAAAGACGCATGCAACAAGCGATGACTTGGCATGCCCACGTGGGGCAATGATACTAACCTTTCGGTTCTCTTTATTTGCGAGAATGTCTGCTATCTCATGATGAAAAGGAGGTGAGTCGATTGAGAACATCGTTGGGAAGCAGATTTTACCGAAAAGTATAATATCATCTTTAAGTTTTTCTCTAATTTTATCTAGTTTTTCCAAATTCTACCTTTAACATACTTCCTTACCTGATACTTTGTCATCTTTAACGGACAATCAGGTAAATTCTCAACCATAGTAGCCCTGAAGGGAGCAGCAATAAACCCACAATGTAGATTTTCATCCTGCTCTCCTGCATGCGGGCAGATACTATTACACTTCTTTGGGCACTTGGAGAACATAATTATCAAAAAATTTACATTTCTTATGAGCAACACAGTTCTTATTAGAAAAATCAGGGTCTTCCCAATTAACAACTTGGTATCCAAACACCTTAAAAAACCCTCCAATGCATTTTCCTGAAGTAAAATTGCAGCAACGCTTCCTTGCCATATCTATATACCATCCTTTTGTATCTTTAGAAGCAAGCTGAGGGCGGATTTTCATCATTCTCTAGACGACTTATTAGATCATCTATGTACCATTTAGCCTTTTCTAAGTCATTCACCGGGTTTCCCTTGTATGGACACCTCACGATGTACTTAATAATGTTACCCCTGAACCAATCCATCTGCCATGATGCAATAAAGTCTGTGACTTCAATGCCTTGTGTGTAATGTTTTGGGTGACTAACAGGGTCATCTTCACGGTAAAGTGCTTTCATCTTTGGTTTTCTCCTCTGTTTTCCTAGATGCGATCAGTTTCTTCTCCTCAGTTTCAATCTTATCCATGATCTGACTGGACATATCGATCTGTAATGTATCGGTAGTAACCTTTCTTGAGGGTTTCATCTCTAACATGTCTACAAAATTCTCTGCTGCACGCAGCATATTGGACACATCCTGCTTGCCTTCGGCAATATCTATTGCTTTTAGCATTGTATCTAGTACGAATCCCTTGCTAACCCCTCTGGATGCAAGGACTTCTTTCATTTTTTCTTCTACCATATTCTTTATCACTCTTTGTTTGAATAATCTTTTAACGGTTGCTTCAGGTATCTTCTGATCTGGTCTATACATATTACCCAGCATTGACCAGTCTGGTTTCTGTCCATCCATCAACTGTTGCACATATGCAGTTACCACATTAGATGTACGCTGCCTTTTAACTTCCCTTTCCTGCCAAGACCTAGGCTTAACCATAGAATATATGCCAGCAGCCTTATTTGGCTCATATAGGAGCTTTGAGTTCGGCTGCACCCATTGCACCCCGCATGTAAGCTTTACAAGCGTCTTGGTACGTTTATGAGCGTCTGTGTAGGTTTTACGCTCAAGGCACTGGGCTACATACCCATCATCAGTATATACCCAGTCATCTTTAGTTCCCTCTTGCCAATAAATTGGATTTAAACGTTCTACCGGGTCTTCTCTACCATCGAATACATCGTACTCTTGCATCTGTCCCCCGACTTTACGTTTGATTCTATCCATTATACTCTCTTAGTAATGTATTACTTATATATGTATTACAATAGTATGTACGTAAGTCTATATAAAGAAGCTTACATAGTAATATATTACTTATATATGTATTACTTAAATTCATGGATTAATTCACAATATTGGATTTAGGGTGTATTTTGCCGTTTATGTGCATTTGAATTATTGAATCTACTATCTTACGCTCTGCCTCATAAAATTCATAATCTTTGAAATATACCTCAAAAGCCTTTTTTACCTCTTCTTCATCTGCTAACCTGTCTTCAAACTCCCCGGTATCAGTATTGAAAACTTCGTAAACTACTTTTTTTGGCATATGCTAATGTAACACTTTAAGTTGATTCATGTAAAGTACTAAATATTAACTACTTGAGAGTAATGAAAGTTCCTAAAAATTATTTACAGTGTGCGTGAGAGAAGTTTACGTTACCTACCCCGATGCAAATCGGGGGGCGGGTTATTTATTACGTTAGAATTTCCGGTTGAGTTACGTTATGCAATGACTCCTTTGTATGTATTACTTAGTAACTTAACTCAAGGAGGTCATTATCATGACTATAACTATCAACACTACTAAACTATCTAACACTGCTAAGAAGACTGGTCGCTTGTTCAAGGCTATAGGCCGTGTAACTATACGCTCTGCTAAGGGCGTAGTTAAAGCAGTCAAGGATGAAGTTAAATCAAATCCCAGCTCATAACTAATGTAAGGTGTAGCACTTCGGTGTTATGCCTTACTTTTTAACTACGTTAGAAATCAAGGTGCTACGCTCAGTATACCTTACCCACCCATTGTCCACTCGCTACCCCTATGGCTTACGCCATACCCGTAGCAGGAGGGACATTAATACACGCCTTTGTGTGAAAGGAGTAATTAACTCATATGAACCTATCAAAATACATAGACTTCCTCTGTAATCTTGTAATAGTAACATTCCTTACTTTACTTACAGTGGTAATAATCTGGGGAATGTCTACAGTTGTCTGGGTACTATTCTCTGGGCTATAATAATTAGGTGTAACTTATGTTGCACCTTTTTTTGATATATCGTTCACACTCTTTCCAAGGCTGATGATAAGTCGTTATATCAGACTTAAGCAATACAAACAAGTATCACACCCAGATAAGCAGGTGATAGAGCTTAGAAGATGTATAGTTGATTGTATTGCTGGGTCTTTAGACTATAAGCAAAAGAATTAATTGGGATACTCTTGAGTTAAGACACTCCCTTCTGTGACTTTAGAGATACCTCTATCAAAGGTAAATGGTTTTGCCAGTTTATGTGCAAGTATACCATTAACAGGGTTTTAGAAACCTGTAAGTATCTCTTAAGTCTTTTATTGTAACTAAAATTGAAGTAATAGGTGACTAAAATCTACAGTCAAGAGAGAGTATGGAAAGCTAAGCTGATATAGGCAAGTATATATTTTCGGGCTGTAGGGATAGACCTTATTATCAGAGGTTCAGCAAATACCTTGAAGACGGACTGTTACTTCAATAACACTTATAATTGAACAGAGGATTCCTAATACTTTCTCAACAACTTGAAAAGTATGAATCATGATGGGAGATGGCAGTACACCATTAGGCTTGCCTTCCTCTGTTCATAATATTAAGAACAAAAAAACGCCTTTGTATGTATATGTTTAATAACTAACTCAAGAGGTAATAATAATGAATATATGTATTGTTTGTGGAGAAGAAATTAAAGATGTTTATATGTATGATAGTGATGATCTCTTCTGTAGTGATAATTGTAAAGAAGTAAATAAAGAAGATGAAATAGAGAATGAATATCCATATAATATTGAATTTGGTGATGGTAGAACTAAAGAAGAGATGGATAAGATGCAAGATGAACTCATGGGATAACCAATTAAGGCGTAATGGAGTAATCTGTTACGCCTTTCTTTGGTACAATCATAAAGAAAGTACCAATTAATAAACAGGGAGGTTTGCATGCACGACTCAGGTTTAACAGAGGATTTAGAAAGAATGACTGAAATATGGGATGATTCTCATGCCCTTATACATGAAGTTACTCCTATTAAATTAGCAAGGATGTACATAAGTACTGTGGCTTATACAAATCAGTTAGAGGATCGAGTAGATGAATTAGACAAGTCTGAGACTAAACTCGTTAACGAAGTAATGGATTTAGAGGAACGTATTCAAGACTTTAAAGAATCAATCTGGTATAAGATATATAAGTTCTTTAATAAATAACTAATTAAGGTGTAGTGGAGCAATCTGTTACACCTTTTTTTGCTAAAGTTATCATCGTGGTATGTCGACAGCCGTACGGATTAATCCGACTTTCGGTACGATTATGATTGGTTAACTGTGATCTATAGCCAACGGTTTGGAGTGCACCATGTGGAAACACCGGACTGCTGGCCAAGATATAGACGTTAGTTACCCACCAATAATGTAGCCGATGCTTGACACTATTTAAGGAACAATTTAGTGAATCATAAGCGGTGAGACTTTAGCAATAGTTTAGGGGTATTTAATACTATCCCCCTTTCTTCAAATATAAGACTAAAAATGTCCTATATAAAAATGGCAGATTATATTATTACCGACAACCAAAGTGTAATATAATGAGAATGAGTGTTAGCCAGATACGCCAAAAGCCGTATAGCGGACAACTCCTCATAGAGGGTAACTGGTCTCATTCTCCCGCCCCAAAATTTGATTAGGTGAATAGGATAGTCTATACGGAGAGACCCCGTAACCATTGGAATGTTCCACTATCGACGTGGATAAAAACATAAGAATGGAAGCTTAATGGTGCTAGCGAAGTGTATACAGCGTTTTATAGGCGACTGTAACGGTGTGCATTAAGTTGAATGACCACTCACTATAAATGATGTAACAGCCTAATCAATTAATTTAATGCTATCAATATATTCTAAGCATCGACGGATGTTGAAGGCATGGATCATTGCAATACGAGGTTCGAATCCTCAACCTTAATCCAAGCGGTAATTGGAGCTTGAAGTATTGATAGCAAAATTTCCAAAGGTGTAGGCTTACGCCTACTCAGATTACTATTATTTAACTCCTTTTTGTGATTGTTACCCTTAACTAATAACATAGGAGGTCATATATGACATACGTAGACAATCAAAATGAAACATCTAAAACAACCAGAAGTCCTTTCTGGTTCACAGATGAGTGGAAGAAGGGCGAAGATTGGCAACAAGTCTATCGTCAAAACCCTGCACATAAGAGATTCTTATATGTAAGGAATGATGATATGACTGATGAAGACGCTAAACGATTAGATAAACTATTATCTGATACTAATGTTAGGCGTTCTGTTCAGCCAATCAGAAAACTTAAAGATGAAACAATCTTCAAGTTTGGCTTAATGACTAATTTGTCATAAGCTACAGGGGTATACGTAATGTATACCCCTTTTTTTGTCTATTTAAATAACCGAAAGGAATAACATGAAAATAGAATTCAAATTCGAGACCAAAGGAACATTGTTTGAATCGATAAAGAAAGCGATTAAATCAATTCCTAATGGTATTAAAAATGGAATGGATACCTATAAAAAGAAGAAGTATCAAAGATACTTGAAGAATTTAGAAAGCCATTCTGAACCAGTGACAGAAAATAAAGGAGCATCTTGGTAATGGGACATGAAAGAACGCAAGATTATGTTGAATGGGAAGAAGTTTATCATTCTGAACTGATGATACGGGGCATCTGCCCTAAGTGTCAGGGCACTGGAAAAGAAGAGCATATACATGAGATAGATCAAGATGTTATTGATCGAAATATTGTGGAATGTTCTTCTTGTAATGGGACAGGTAAATATGAAATATTAGATGGCTAAGAAGTAAAATTCTTAGCCGTTTAATATAGGAATTCTGGCTATTAAGAAGTAATTTTTCTATGCAAAAATGACAGATAAAAATGAAATAAGGAAGAATTTAGATTATATGTCTCTCCCTTTTTTGGTTTACAAAAGGAGAAACAAATCATGTTTAGTTGTAGCCTACATAAAAGAAAATATATTGGATCAATTCCAGTTGTTTCATTGGAAAAAGAATTTAAGATAAAAGAATATCATGAATTCTGTAGAAAATGCTGGGAGAAATCAATAATAAATGATATCAAAGTCGAAGCTGCAATTGATAAGGCAATCGATAATGATATCGATGAAAGTAAGTTTAGGGAGGTGTAATGAACTATTATGATTAGAGGATTTACAATAGCCGGTAACATCGGTAAAGCGATTGGCTACATGGCTTATGGATTAAATCAATCTATAAAATTGCTTGGCAGAACTGCACGAGGAGTAGCTAATTCTGTAACCAATAAGCCAAAATATAATGTTACTGTGATGGATCATGGTGACATAATTAATGAATATAAAAATATAGATGGTGTACGTGTAAATCAAATTATTACTGCAGTTACACATCTTGAAAAAGACTATTCAATACTGATAGGAAGGAATTATGGAAGCAACAATACCGAAACAAGACCAAGAGAGGTGGAGAATATATGAAAATTTTATTCTACAAGTTGTTAAACCTCATAAGAGGGATTGTTTCAATATGATAAATCAAATGAACCGGCAACAGCTTGAGGCTTTTGTTGGTGAAAATTATGATATGTCATTTCAAATACTAAAGAACTCAACATCCTCAGCACAAAACGCAAGGCTTTTAAGTCAGATAACATATGCGAAAAATTTGCTGAGACTATTGAGTTAGTCAAAATTAGGAATCATGTGGTTTCTATAGCAGGGGCTTGGTTGAATTTGAATAGTGGAGACCATCTATGTAGAAGGTTTCGATCTATTCAGACAGCGAAAAAACGCCTTATGTCAAGTCCTTGCGAAATTATTGGAGAATATATGTCAAGTAGTGATTATGATTGGAAAACAAATAAGTTAAAGAGGGGATGGCCTTATAAAGGCGATGCTCCAGATGATCCTGAATATATCAAAGATAAGAAAAAATTATTCAATGAAAATGGCAATGGCTGGTGGATAAAACCAGACAGAGTCGAAAAACAGTAGCAAGGAGGAGAAATGAAGTTAGTTAACCTTAAGGTTGATAAAATAAAACCTAGTCCTTTTAATCCACCTGTACGCACAGATCGCACGAACAGTAAGTACAAGGCATTAAGAAGGTCAATTAAACGTGTAGGGATATTGGTACCATTATCGGTAACAAATGACTATACATTGATTGATGGTAACAGGAGACTTGAAATTGCAAAGGAATTAAATATGCAAAAAGTTCCTACAATTGTCAATAGCTCAGAAAGTATGGCAAGATTCGATGAATATTTTGTCGAAGCTAATGAAAATACAATGCCAATGTCATCGGCTCAGGAGTTATATAGATATCTTAAAGGAGCAAAGATATCAAACTCTACAAGAAAGTCAATTGAGCATTTGAAAGAAATTGGCGGTATTAGAGTATTAAAGCAAATACTAAAAACCGGTAAGTCACCAGTCACTTTTCATATAGCTGTAAATCAGTATAAGAACTATGCAAAAGCTCACAATAATCCAAGTGAGTTGCAGCATGTTATGTATTGGATGCTAAACGTTGGGAGTCCTTATAAGCTAAAGAAGGCAATTGGAGATTATGTACCATTGTCTATTCTACTGGAAGCAGTGAAAAAGCGTAAGCCTTTAAAGACGACAATTACGATATAGAGATTTGGGGAGTCTGTTTTGCATTGTGACCCCTTCCTTCATGATGCTAGGATCAAACCTCGGTAGCAGGCTCTCCTTTTTCTAAATGTTTAAAAATATAAAGGTGAATAATAAATGGATTTAGTAAGTGATTTTATATTTGATGATATGTGCGAAGATATCTTTCCTTATCTTGATGATATATGTGAAGATATCTTTCCTTCACCAAAATATATAATGGAAGATTACAACCTTAGCAAAGAAGATGCTTCAAAGGTGTTTTGGGCATGGATAGCAGAAAGAGGAGTAGAAATGACTGAACACAAATTAAATATCTTAGAAGAGAGATTAAATGACTTAGAAAGGACAGTTAATGACCATCAAGAAGTACTGGAAAAAATAAATAATATACTTGATGGTGCTTTAATTACTTTTGAGAATCTAAGAGATATGATTGATAATATATATGCAAGAATAAAAGCAACAGAAGTTAAATGAAATATTTTGGCAAAGAAATGACACCAGAAGATATCCAAACAGTTGAATTTGTCAACAATAGTTTTAAAGACAAATCTTCATACTATAGCTTCGAGAAACCACCGGCTGAGATATCAATAGTATGGAATCTTGATGATTGGTTTGACTGGTTGGATAGGTGTTGGAAAAAAGGAGATAATAATGATAATATCACAACTAATAGACTATCTTATCGACATAAAAATAACAATGCGTAATCCAAATAAACACGATTTCAACGAGATGCGTAAAAACCTTAAAGTATTAAACCTAGATTGTGATGAATGCGGCAATGTTGAATCTACCGTAAACAATTCAGGTGAATTGAAAGAAAATGAATTATCTAAGTGAATGCTGCGATGCCTTGCCTATGGGAGAGTTATATGACAAATCAGGTATTTGTTCATCATGTAAAGAACACGCAATTTTTAAGGCTTGGGATGTTGGCATAAAAATGAAAAATACAAATAAAGATGGATTAACGAAAAACGAAGTTAAAATGGTAATGAAAGAAGTAAATAAAGCCCATATTGAAAAGGCTCAATTTAAAGCATATAAGATAATTAAAGATTTGGGACATTGGAATATGGACTCAAGATCAGCGATAGAGGCATCTGGTTTACCTCAAGATATATATCTAGACATAAATAAAAATTTCAATGAACTCAATAAACAATATGGAGGTGACGATAAATGATGATGATACATTGTGGGGGGAGACAAGTTACATTCGATGAACTTGCAAATATTCCTCTACCTGAAGAAACTGATACATATAAGCCAGTGGCATTTGGAGACTTAATTGCAAATACCTTAAATATATCACAAGGTCTCTTAAAGGATTACGATTACATAGGTTCAGAGCTGGCAGTAGCCGGTAATGACCAAAGAATGTTTGGCGTAATAAAATTTAAATCAGAAGAATCGGATGAAATGGGACTGGCGATTGGTATTCGCTCAAGTTATGATAAGTCAATATCTAATGGATTCTGTATGGGAGCTAATGTATTCGTATGTGATAATCTTGCATTCAATGGTACCGTAACATATATGCGGAAACATACCAAGAATGTAGTAGATGATCTAGAAGAAAAATTGGTGTCTACGATTTGGAATTCACAGAATAAATTCCAGAATATTCTTAGAGATAAAGAGTATATGGCAAACTTGCACGTAAATAACGATCAAGCATATAAATTTCTGGGATTAATGATGGGACATAAGGTATTAAAGCCTAGGCAGGTAGCTAAAGCTTTAATGCAGTGGAAAAATCCTCCAGATGCATTTGGAAATAGAGATATGTGGTCTCTATATAATGCATGTACGGAAGCGTTGAAAAGTACGCCTCCAAACAGGATTCTAGAGTCACATATTAAATTGCATGAATTTGCAACAGCGTGAGAATGAGGGAGGAGTTCCTCCCTTTTCTCCTATTTAATAACCAAAGGAATATTATGAGAATA